GTATTAGGTCTAGTTGCCATTCTTCACTCTATTTATAAGTTTAATGCAGCAGCTATCTGAACATGAATGTAATAGTGGTTAGCTATCCAATCATAAAAAGCTTCTTCTTTGTTCCAATCAACATCAAGCAAGTTAAAAGGATTGTTCAAGTCTAAATAACCAGCAAACGATTGATGCTCTACTTGATGCGCTAATAACCAATCATCCAGATTGTCAGGGTTTGCTTCCATCAACGGAAACGCTGGAACTGTTTTTCCCTGCTCCATCAAAACTTCACGGAATAACTTATGCTGCATTCCGTTCTCAAACAAGAACCCTTGTAAGGAATCAACATCGCCATACTTGACGATGCTTAATTCATCCATATTCACTTGTCAGCCTTGTTCTCAAGCCGATCAAATATCTTGCCTAGCATTCCTTTTATCTCAGCAATGTCTGTTTTGTAATCATCTTTGCTTACATAAATATGCGGTATGTCACGAATATCGTCATCTATACGATTAAGCATTCGCGTAATGTTATTTAACTTTCACCCACCAAAGAACGCAGCTACACCCACAACAAAATTAAATAAAGATTGTCCGTCCATGTTTAAACAGCCGCAAAAATATAGTAGTTAGAACCGTCTGATTGCAATGTAACGCTCTTGTATATCGTAGCAAGCGTATATGTTAAGTTGCCATCAATGGTTTGTGAGGACGTAGTGCTGACAGTTACCGCATTAGCAGAACTATCAATCTTCTTAATCTGATATTGCTGACCAACTACCGTTGAAGCCGAAGGCAAAACAACGCCAAACGGAGCAGATGGATGATTAACTAGAATGGTTGCATTATTGTTAGTAACTGAATATATGGTATTCGTCCACGTAACAACATTACTTGAATTGTTAATCCACGACAAAACTACGCTAGTTGCGTTAGCCCAAGAAATATTATCGCCAACAGAAATTGTAACAACATTGGAAACTACATTACCTGTCCCACCACCGCCACCACTAACAGCAACATTAGCTGCCGCTGTAATGCGACCTTGTGCGTCAATAGTAATAGCAGCTACCTGAGTAGCACTGCCGTAGTTTCCTGACGTTACAGCCGTGTTAGCAAGGTTGACGGTGACGTTAGATGCTAAGTTACCGCCACCAGATAAGCCTGTGCCAGCAATAACATTGACTGTGTTGGGAACAGCACCAGAAACATTTGCAACCGCAATGTTAATAGCCGCATTAGCAGCCGCAGTTAATCTGCCTTGAGCATCAACTGTAAAAGTTCCTACTTGGGAAGCAGAGCCATAAGCAGCAGCAACAACCGCTGTATTGGCTAATGAAATTGTGCCGTTAGAAGTAATCGGGCCACCAGTAAGACCTGTACCAGTAGCCACATTTGTGACTGTGCCAACACCACCAGAAGCAATGCTTACGTTTGCTACGCTAGTAATACGGCCTTGTGCATCTACAGTGATCTGCGGAACTACAGTTGATGTTCCGTACACACCTGATGTAACGGCTGTGTTAGCAAGGCTAATAGTACCGCTGGTCGTAATTGGGCCACCAGTAAGTCCAGTACCCGTACTAACTTGAGTTACTGTGCCTGTACCGTTACCCCCACCGCCCCCTAAAGTTACAACCGTCTTTAGCATGATTGTTCCTTATAGACCGTCACCCGGACTAATGTAAATTACAGATGTTCCACTAGCCGTTTTACCAGTAAAGTAAGCGTTAGGCACAAAACTTAGAATCTCGTCTGTACCAGCTAACAAAGGCAAGGATGTAGCAACATTGGCAGCATTAGTAGCAGCAGTAGCAGCATCCGTACCATAACCAAGAAATACAATGCTCGTTCCAGCATTAATAAGACGGTATTGATTACCACCTAACGTAGTAGATACTGCCTGTACAGCCGTAGGAGCAGATGTATCTGCCGTAAATGTTACAGTATTACCAAGTTTTGTAAATGCTTGGATGCCCATTATTCCCCCTGAATTTCAATCCATGAAGTAGTGGCTTCATCCCATGAGTACATCTTTCCATCAGTAGGTCTAGCAGTAGGAGCTTGCCACTGAGCATCTTCGTTTAACGTCCAGCTTGCATAAGGCTGTGGCGCAGTAAAAGCATCTATGTCAGAACGGTAGGTATAACCAATGCCAGCATAGTTTTTACGGAAATTGCCGTTGTAACTGGTCTGCTTCCATGTGCCACCAAATAGACGCTCACAGAACGCAGCACCGATATATTCTTTCTCTACGCCATTAGCGTCTGCCGTATCTTTGTTATCAACAACAATGACAGAAACAACGATATTGTTTTCATCAATTTGTGCAAAGTGAGCCATCATTCTTCTCCTAAATGCAAACCTGTCAGACTTTCGTCCGAACCTATGTAACCTTTTAAGAACGTATTAAACGCTATGCTAATGCGAGTATCGTCACCTACTTTAGTCTCAACCATGTGAGTTAAGTGCGATGGGAATAGAATCAAATCACCAGCACCAACTTCAAACCACCATGACTCAGAGTTGTAAGGATTGTATTCAGCGGCAGGAACCTTAATCCGCTCGTAACCATCCTTGTAAAAGTAAATCTTATCTACCGCACGATCAGCTTGTGGATAGAACACACCAGACACTACGCTATTTGGGTGAGCGTGTTTATGGTGATACTGTCCTGCTTCCGTATAGTTAGCCCAACTCTGCGTTAAATACAAACTCACATCAAACTTAGGAGCATGAATAGCTTTGAAGTATTCCATCATTGAATCTTCAATAAACTCACGCATCTCAGTAAGTTCTTTACTCTTTAAAATCTTTCTGTCATTGCTAGTAGTATTTCCTTCATTAGCATGACGTTCCTGACCTTTAATGAACTCTAGCTCAGCTTCAGTCAGATCACGACCAAGCTTAAAGAAAGCAACCGGAGTAGGGAATAAGTTATTTATATTCACGCTACAGCCTTATCAAATTCTTCAACGTCAGCCTTCATCTTAGCTAAATCTTCATCAAGCCATATTGTAGGAATACTATCCTCAAACTCTTTTATCTTTTCCATTACCCATTGCACTTCAGCCCATGATGGGCAAGGTCTAGGATCATCCCAACGTGTAAACATCGTTCCAGATATTTCCCACTTAGCATTAGGGCGTAGCAACTGCATTGCTATGTCAATGCCGTACATTCTGTAAAGTTTAGTTTCCATCAATATCCCCTATTGATTAATCTTGATAATTACGATGCCAGAGCCGCCATTGCCTCCTGTTGCATTAGGAGCGGTACATCCACCCCCGCCACCAGCACCAAGATTATCAGTACCAGCCGTTCCATTAGACCCTGTTTGTCCACCTGCTCCACCACCACCGGTTCCACCTGCGCCTTGTGGAGTTGTTCGTGAACCGCCACCTCCACCACCGGCATAAGTTACTGATGGGCCAGTAATAGTAGATGCCTGACCATTACCCCCCGCTGCGCCAGCAGATGAGCCAGAACTTGCTACGGTAGCTCCTACCGCAGAAGCACCACCGCCACCGCCACTAGCATTACCAGAACCGTTATAATCACCACCATTAAATCCTTGATACGCTACGGCTGGTGCGCCATTGCCACCGGCAGATGGTTGACTAGGAGTATTTCCATTTCCAGCCGTACCCGCATTATGTGCAGCACCTCCACCAGAACCGCCAGAGCCTCCACTACCACCGCCAGCAGTTGCAGTACCTCCATAACCACCGCCATTTGAAGTAATGGTGCTAAATGTTGAATTACCTCCATTTACTCCAAGACCAGCACCAACACCACCTGAACCGCCAGCACCGACAGTTACCGTATATTCTGTTCCAGCCGTAACCGATAAAGATGTGCCCGTTCTAAATCCACCTGAACCTCCACCACCGCCTACGTCACCGCCACCACCAGCACCACCAGCAACAACTAAATAATCAACGCTAGTCACACCCGTAGGGCATACCCATGCAGTAGATGATTTAAACGTAAAGACTGTTTGTGATGCTACGGAATATTTAAGAATGACTATGCCAGAGCCGCCAGCACCACCTGACCCAACAGAGGCAGCCATACCACCACCTCCACCACCGGTGTTAGCTCCGCCTGCGCCTCCGTTACTACTAGCATCAGCATCGCTGCCGGGATTTAATGCAGAACCACCACCAACACCTTTACCTGTAAGTGTGTTTCTAGCAGCACCACCTCCACCACCTCCCAAGCCACCATTTCCTGCTTGTAAAGGCTCAGTTCCACCGCCGCCGCCACCGCCCCAATAATAACTGGTTCCAGAAATAGCACTTATTACACCTACGCCACCATTTCCAGAGCTAGTTCCGGGTACAGCATTGCCACCTACAGCGCCAGCACCACCACCGCCACCAGAAGACCACGGCGTTCCAGTTGCAGCAGTTGTTCCTCCTGTATTTCCTTGCACAGCATTAGAATCAGGAGGACTTGCTGAAGCAGGAGTGTTTCCAGCACCACCTGTTCCGTTTACGCCAGAACCCATGCCACCACCACCGCCAGAACCACCAGCAAGCCCATTTATTCCGGGGTTAGAAAATGCTCCACCACCACCACCGCCAGCAGAAGTGATAATAGTGCTAATTGTTGAGTTATTACCATTGCCACCATTTGTTCCACCGCCAGCAACAGCACCAATTCCACCAGCGCCTACCGTAATAGTGTAGTCAGTTCCGGCAGTAACAGATAATCCAGTACCACCGCCGCCGCCAGCTACAACAAGATAGTCAACAGTAGTAACGCCAGTAGGAGCAGTCCACGTACCAGACGCAAGGAAGCTCTGAATGACAGTAAGTCCACCACCACCACCACCAGCAGCGGTAAGGGCTTGCATTATTTTTGTATAAGCAAACATTAAAGCTCCTTATACGAAGTAGTTTTGAGAAGCCGTTCCGTACCAATTAGTACCATCAGAACTAAACGCAATAATATCCATACGGCTTGCTGTGTTTGTGATGGTAGGGGCAGTATTTGCAGGAAATTTAACGCCTGTAAATGTTCCGGTAAAACCTCCAGCGCCAGACTTAATTAGCACTAAGAAAGATTTTCCTTGACCAACTGAAGGCATAGTAAATGTACAGTTTCCTGTTAGTGTTACCGTTTGAACCGTACCGTTAGACAACGCAATTGTTTGCGTAGTTGAGGAGTTACCAATGTTTACTTGGCTTTCCGTATAGTTAGTAAACGTACCATTACCTATGGTGACTGCATTAGCAGTTCCGCTAGTAATGGATACGTTGGCAAATGTCATGTTGTTTAGCGTGGTAACGGTATTACCAAGCTGAACAGCCGTATTGCCAATCGTAATTGGAGTAGCAAAGTTGTTATCTAGCTGCGATAACGGGATTGATGTAGTTGCATTCGCAAAAGTATTTGGCACTGGCATTTTAGAACCTCGTTCTTAGTTCATGTTCAAATTGGAAACCGTTAATAACAAAAGGTGTTGATGTGCTATTAATGGTTATACCTAAATATTTACCCCACATTTCAGCATCAGATTTATACAAATAATAGCCAGCACCAGAAGACGCAGTACCTAGCCAGCCAATAACTAAACTTAAATTATTTGTCCAACCTATTTCATTACCTAAATAATTCGTCCAATTAACAGTATTATCAAACGTAATAACTGGAGATTGTGCCGCCTCTGAATCTACATAAGCATTCATGGTGGTAGGTGTTGATCCTAGTGTGGCTTCAATACCTATTTTTAATGCTTGCTTATCCCGAATAGGATCGCCCATAGCGTCCAATGCGGTTTCTAAAATAATATTTACTGGCACAGTAGCATCGCCATACAACTCGACAAAATTACTACCGTTCGTGCCAAACAACTTAATCCTACCGCCTGTAGCAATAGAAGATACTAGGATAAGATTATTTTGATTAGAAAAAAACCATTTCTTTTCAAAGAATATTGCCTGTACATAACGGTTTGTTCCAGAATCGTTATATCTTATATTAAATGCGGCACATAATATGTTATTTAACAATACCTGACCAGCCGTAACTCTTGCTGTAGTGAAGTCTATGTCAGGAAATACCCCGTCAAGCGGGTCAGAAATCTTGGATGTTGTAGAACCAACCAGTGCATAAACTCCGTACTCGTTCATAAACAACACAGAACGGAAATACGGGAATATGGCGTACTGCAAACGTGATCCTACAGAGGCACTAATGTTGGTATTTGTAAATAATGTAATACCAGCATCCGTTACCCGAACGTCTGAGAACACGTTAATGCTGTCTTCACCAAAAATATACAAGAAGTTGTTAGCTGAAAGCAACTGAGTGATGTTGCTTCGCAGGGTTGCGTCTGTAATCGTAAATATGCCAGAAGACAAGCTAACAAAATCAGAATATGAGCCAGCAGCAGAGTAGCTTACGGAGCGACCTTGAGCCACCCAAGCGCGTCCTGAGAACGTCTGAATACCAGTAACAGGGTTGCTGTTAATAATCGCTCTAGCGGCTGCATTTGAGCCACCACCACCGCTAATACTTACAGTGATATTGGATGCGTTAGTGTATCCAGTACCATTGTTGGTCATAATCACTTGGCTTATCTGACCACCCGCCAAAATAGCTGTGCCAGCAGCATTAGTTCCACCACCGCCACTAATGGTAACTACAGTATTAGACGCATTTGTGTAGCCAGTACCGCCGTTTGTAACAAAAACAGTAACGGTTCCTGTCTTAAACGTAGTAACACCAGCAATTGCCGCTGCATTTGTTCCACCGCCACCAGATATGGTAACTGTTGGAGAGGTTGTGTATCCAGTGCCAGCCTCAGTAATAGCAATTCCAGTGACCGCATTTGCTGTCAATATCACTTCTGCTTGGGCTTGTACTCCACCTGTCTCATTAGGCGCAGAAATAACGATAGAAGGCGTAGTCGTGTATCCAGCACCACGATTAGTAATTCCTATGAATCCAACGGAACCGATAGATACAAGGTTAGTACCATCCCAACTATAAACGCCATTAGTAGGATCACCAATTAAAACACGCTCGTCCTTGTACTGAGTTATGTTTATGCGTGAGTTAGAAAACGTGCCAACAACAGCAACATTTCCCTTTGTACTTGTCTCAACGTCAACAAACTCACAACGACCATCTTCTTGAAACGCAAGCTGATAGTCTTTGTTGTTAATGTTTGCAGAGAGTAGTGCTGTAGTTACATTCCCAAACGTAACTGCGGTATTTTTTTCGCCTGATACGGTCTTAATATTGGCATAACCAATAGGCATGGCATTTTCTAGCCATGAAAACTCACCATCTTCTAAGGCGGTACGGTTTGCTTTCGTGTTTACGCCACGAAATTGCTTAATAACTTTGTATGACTTTTTTTGCTCAGCCGCAGCCATAATTAAAATGGACTGCCATAAGGGTTAGGAATGCGGCGTGTCATGGTTGTTGCCAGAACACTGCGAACTTCTTGCACGTATTGCTGTTTGTATATTTCAGCTTCGCCATAACTCTGCTCTTTAAACTTCGCTTTATGTGCGGCGTAGAAAGCTACTGGCGTAGTGTACGGCTCATCAATAACATCAACCTCAGAACCAGTAACAAGGTCTTCTGGCAGCACAACCGTATCCATTTCAATCGTATAAACCTGATCTGGAACAGGAGAGATAAATGCTGTTTTTTGTCCGTAAACACTGAACGCTACTGGCCTACCTATGTAGTTTTGCCAATAACGTAGCTGAGCATTGAATTGAGTCCAAGGCAAATATTGCAAAGGAATACGACTATTTCCCCAATAAAGGTTGATATTTAAAATATCAATCGTATTTACACTATCAGGGAACGCTGCGTAATTTAGTTTTTCGCAATTGCCAGCATATTGCAACGTAGCGGTTCCGTTAGTAAACGGTGTTGTTGGTGGATAGTTGTAATTTGCTGCCGGGTAAGGCGGCGCTGTATCTCCCAAAATACCAGCTACAGTTACTTTGTAGATAAAGATATTTGAAAATACGTAATCATCTAAAGCAACAGTCGCGCCAGCAGTCCAGATAACTGGATTTGCTCCACCCGCTACGGGCGACATTGGTGTTTGTGATATTTGTATTTTTCTTAGGCAACCAGTATCCCTAACTGT